TTAGACCCGAAAGCAAACAACTACCTGATAACAAAGTAGTGGTTAAGTGGGGTATAGACGAAGCGCATGTACTGAAGAACTTAAATATCAAAGTGCCTTCACCGATTGAAGGTAAGTACAAGTGGACTGGTAGGTATGCCCCGTTCGAGCACCAAAAAACTACTTCATCATTTCTTACACTAAACAAGCGTGCATTCTGCTTCAATGAGCAGGGTACAGGTAAAACCGCCAGTGCAATATGGGCGTCAGATTACCTAATGAACGTCAAACGTATACGCAGAGTGCTGATTATATGCCCGTTATCTATCATGGATTCTGCTTGGCGTAATGATTTATTTACTTTTGCTATGCACCGAACAGTTGCGGTTGCGTATGGTTCTGCGAAAAAACGCAGGGAGATCATAGGGGGTGACGCGGATTACGTGATAATAAATTATGACGGTGTTGAGATTGTAATGGATGCCATCATGGACGGTGGGTTTGACCTGATAATTGTGGATGAAGCTACTCACTATAAAAATACACAAACCAAACGCTGGAAAACCTTGAATGCGTTGATGACACCAGACAAATGGTTATGGATGATGACAGGTACTCCCGCTGCACAGAGTCCTGTTGATGCGTACGGTTTAGCAAAACTTGTTAACCCTATTGCTGTACCTAGGTTTGCCGGGGCGTTCCGCGATCAAGTTATGTATAAAATAAGTAACTTTAGATGGGTGCCTAAAGAAGATGCTACTGATACGGTGTTCAGGGTATTACAACCTGCTATCCGGTTCACTAAAGATGAGTGTCTAGACTTACCACCGATGGTATACACCAAACGCGAAGTCGAAATGACCCGACAACAAATTAAATACTATAAGTTGTTAAGAGATAAGATGGTTATGGATGCCGCAGGGGAGCAAGTTACTGCCGCCAATGCAGCAGTTAACATGAACAAGTTACTACAAATATCTTGTGGTGCGGTCTATACCGATAACGGTGACACGCTAGAGTTTGATATTAAACACCGGTACAAGGTTCTGCGTGAGGTCATCGACGAATCTAGCAAGAAGGTATTGATCTTTGTGCCTTTCAAGCACGTCATCGACATACTATCAGACAAACTACAGAATGATGGCATCAGTACAGCAATTATTCGTGGTGACGTATCGCTACCTAATCGAACTGAAATATTTAGGCAGTTCCAAAAGACCGACGACCCTAGGGTATTAATTATTCAGCCCCAAGCAGCAGCGCATGGTGTGACTCTGACAGCGGCGAATACGGTAGTGTGGTGGGGGCCAACCAGTTCATTAGAAACGTACGCCCAAGCCAACGCACGGGTGCACAGATCGGGACAAGACCACAAGTGTACCGTAGTCCAACTGCAAGGATCTGCCATAGAAAAACGTGTTTATGCTATGTTGGACAATAAAATCAATGTTCATACAAAAATGATTGATTTATACAATGATTTACTTGCGTAGTACCTAGTTATCCATTATAGTCGTTCGTTCGATAAGTGAAGGAGATCGAAATGAGCAACGGGGAATCCATATCTTTAGACAAGTTGGTCAAGACTTATATAAAGATTCGTGAGAGACGTTCAGAGTTAAAAGCCGAATTTGATGCACAAGACGCACCGCTGGTGCAGCAGCTTGAAACTGTCAAAGGGGCTTTGTTAAACCACTGCAAAGAGCACGACGTTGATAGCGTCAAAACTTCCGAAGGTCTGTTCTACCGGACGGTTAAACAATCTTATTGGACAAGCGACTGGGATCAGATGCACAAGTTCATTCTTGAGCACGCAGAACCATCATTACTTGACAAGCGGATTAACCAGAAGAACATGAAGCAGTTTTTGGAAGAGAACCCAGAGTTGCTACCGAAAGGTCTTAACTCTAATTCCGAATACACCATAGCCGTTAGAAGGAACAAGAAATGACACCTCGATTAGTTTCAATCAGAGAAGTTGCCCAGCACTTTATGGTATCTGAGCGACTTATCCGTAATTGGATGAAGCAAGGGCGAATACCTAAAAACACGTACATCCATATCAATCAGACGTATCGATACGATCTTGACGCTGTAACTAAGGCGTTGTTGAGCGAAGTTGATGAAGATGCACCTTCCGTTACGTGGGACGAGGTTAGCCCAGAAAAAGCTGCGCCTATCGAGGTGCCTGACTTGGACACAGATGAAGACTACTGATGGAAGATAGTGTTAGAAGAATAAGTATCCGCAACAAGAAGTTCGAGGGAACACCGCTCGAAAGTGGAGATAGTATTGATGTTGTAGTTGTAGGTATTGCCTACCGCTCGAGAATGTACTACAAAGATGACTATAACGCTGACAAGGTATCTACTCCCACCTGTTGGTCTAATAATACAGAAACACCCGCTTTAGACGTTCCAGATGAGCAGCGGCAGTCTGGACGTTGCGTAGATTGTGTCCGCAATATTAGAGGTTCTGGTAGAGGCGCTAGTCGAGCATGCAAGTTTGTGCAACGGTTAGCTGTCGTGTTGGAAGATGATCTGGAAACAGCTTATCAACTACAACTACCACCTACCTCTATATTTGGGGACGCGGTAAATGGGGCTATGCCCTTCCGTGCTTACGCACGGTACCTTGAGGCGCGTGAGACGCCTTTTATCGCTGTAGTAACGAGGATCTACTTCGATACTGAAAGCGATACACCAAAACTCTTCTTCAGGCCAATACGTCCATTAGAAGAGCAGGAGTACGAAACCGTCAAAAATATGGGAGAACACGCAGATACTATTGCTGCTATCACGTTAAGTGTAGTGCCAATAGAAGACGCTAGTGTTTCACCATTCACCGAGGTTGATGGTTTTACATTTAATGACTAGATGTTTGGAGAAACATACATGAACCACCTTATAAAGGACGTAGAAGTCTTATACCCACGTATCAATAAAACATACCGCTTTGATTCAGCGGAAAACCGTAGTGTACCTTGTGACCCGTTTGATGAAGGAGCAGCGTATTCCATGCAGTTTCGTATGGATGAAGCGAAGGCCAAGGATCTAATGAGTGCTATGGCTAAAGCGTATGCCGAGAAGCGCGAAGCCAAATGGCCTGAAAAAATACCGATGCCATTCAAAAAAGAAGAAGACGGGACATTCGTTGGTAAGGTCACACTGAAAGGTGCATACGGTAAAGAAATAACTAACAAACCCATGCAGGTAGACGCTAAGAATAAAGCGTTAGATGATGACTTCATGCTGACTACTGGCAGTACCGCAAACATTGCAGTAGTGCTGGTGCCCTACAATATGCTAGAAGCGGGCGTGTCATTACGGTTACGTGGTGTGCAAGTCACTAAGTACATACCCTTACAAACTGCGTCACCGTTTGAAGTAGTAGATGGTTTTACTTCAAGCGACGATGACGACATGTTTACTGACGTAACCGTATCTGCACCTGTTACTGTCGAAGAAGTTGAAGTGGAAGAAGCTGAAGAAGTTGAAACACCTGTCGAAGAACCGAAGAAGAAAGTAGTTAAACAGAAGTCATCTGCACCAAAAGACGAAGCTGATCTTAGTGCAATCGTTGACGGTTGGGACGACTAGACCCGACGCTTTTGGGTATGCCCACGGGCGTACCCATGCTTTTAACTTATACCACGGCTAGGATTACTGAAAAGGGTGGATTACTGCCCCTGCCGTGGTAACTTTCGGTTCTGAGATAGCTATGGAAACAACAAAATTTTTAGAAGATGCCCTAGCAGATGATGGACTGTATTGCATTTTTGCTTCTAACAAGAAAATAGATAGGCGAGTACAAAAGTTTTTTACCTCTGTCGCTGATTTGGTAGACAGTGCAAAAGATCTAGACAACCAAGGCTACGATGTATATTTCGCCCTATCTACTTTTAAGGAGGACAAATCCCGTAAGGTAGACAATGTTAAATACGTAAAAACCTTTTTCTTAGATTTAGATTGCGGCCCATCCAAAGAGTTTGCTAACCAACGAGACGCCCTAACTGCGTTACAACAATTCTGTAAGACCAACCTACTACCTCGCCCAACACTAATTAACTCCGGTCGCGGAGTACACGTTTACTGGGTGTTAAAAGAATCAGTCTGCCTCGATGACTGGCTACCTGTAGCAGAGCGACTCAAGGCTCTATGTAACAAAAACAAGTTTCTGGCTGACCCCGCAGTTACGGCGGATGCCGCACGGGTATTGCGTGTACCTAAGACCCACAACTACAAACCCGATGATCCAGTCGAAGTGTCTTTTATAGGGGCAACAGATTCGGTATTGGTTGACTTTGATAGCTTTTCCCTATTGCTTGGCGGTGATTTGATACCAGTTCCCGCAAAAAGAATAGAGGGTGCGAATGCAATGATGCACGCTGCCCTTGAAAACCAAGACTTTAAGTTTAAACGCATTGTCGAGCGTTCTGGTATGGACAAGGGGTGCTTACAGATATACGACGCATTAACAAAGCCGAACGAAGTATCGGAACCGATATGGCGCGGAATGCTGTCTATACTGAAAGCCTGTAGTGATGGTACTCGGGAACGAGCGCACCAAATATCGAAAGGGTATATAGGGTACGACGCTGAAGAGACAGACGCTAAGTGGGATAAGTTAACGTCTGACAAACGGTATACATGCAATAAGTTTGAAGAACACAAGCCCGAAACATGTCTAGCGTGCCCTAACCGTGCGAAGTTCAGGTCACCACTACAACTAGGCAAGCTAATAAAAGAGGCGGTTGAAGAAGACAACGTGGTGCAGGAACCCGCGTTAGATTTACCTAACTCACCTATCAACACTTACGTAATACCGAAATACCCTTTTCCGTACCTACGTGGTGCAAACGGCGGGGTGTATTTACACACTAAAGATTCAGAAGGTAACGAAGACGAGAAACTTATTTACCGCAACGACATATATGTGGTGCAGCGAGTCATAGACCCTGAAATAGGGGAGCAGATAGCTATTCGGTTGCACCTACCAAAAGATGGCGTACGTGAGTTTACGTTACCGCTAACTGCGGTCGGGGCTAAGGATGAGCTTAGAAAGCAACTAGCCATGCGTGGTGTAGCGGTGCCTTTCGTAGATGACCTGATGAAATACCTATTAACTTGGATTAACGAACTACAGGAGACGACAGTGGCACAAAAAGCGCATAGACAGTTTGGTTGGGTAGGAGATGGCGTAGACGCTTTTGTTCTAGGTAATCAAGTAATAACTAAAGACGGTGTTGAGTTTAACCCACCGTCAGCACAAACCGCAGGGTTGTTCCCCGCATTTGAACCCAAGGGTACGTTGGAGGAATGGAAGGAACTCATGCAGTTCTACAACAGGCCGGGGTTTGAACTGCATCAATATATTATCTGTGCGGGGTTTGGTTCTATATTAATGCACTTCATGGGGGGTATAGCCTGTTCTGCCATGCACGTACATAGTAAAGATTCTGGGCTTGGTAAGACTACAGCGATGTATGCTTCGGCAACTATATGGGGTAACCCTAAGCAGTTAGTGTTAGACGAGCAAGACACGCACAACAGTAAGATGTTGCGGTCAGAAATACTGCATAACCTACCCCTATACATAGATGAGATGACCAACACTAGCCCAGAAGATTTGAGTACCTTGGCGTACCAGTTTACTTCAGGAAAGCAGCGTGCTCGTATGGTGAGTGGGAGCAATACAGAGCGTCTCAGAGGTGAACCTTGGAGTCTAGTAGCGATTACTACAGGCAATACAAGTGCGATAGAACGGATTAGCTTACGCAAAGAAAATCCAAGTGCAGAAGCGCAACGGATACTTGAAGTACAAGCGGACAAGATATTTAAAAGTCCAGATACTAAAGAAGAGACAGATGCTTTTAGCGCAAAGCTAGAGAAATGTTACGGTCATGCTGGGCCTATATTTATAAGATACCTTATGGATAACCCCGATCAAATATTTCCAATGATAAAAGAGGTACAACTGCGTCTAGACAAAGAGGCGGCGATGGCTTCTGAAAATAGGTTTTGGTCAGCGGGGGGAGCTGTGAATGTTGCTGGCGGTATAATGGCGCAACGTCTGGGTTTGATACCTTATGACATGGGTGGTATCGCTAAGTTCATAGTAGATAGATTTAAAGAAAACAAACGCCGTGTAGGAGATATGGCGGTTTCCCTAGAGCAAACGCTGAACGAATACATCAATGAGCATTACGATAACATCTTAAAGATAAAAAGCACCAGTGATCTACGTAAACAAGATGGTTCTGCAATGGATTCATTGATACAACCTGACGCCATCCCTCGGGGCAAAATGGTGGCAAGGTATGAGACAGATGTTAAGAAGCTGTACCTAATACCGAAACCGTTTCGTATATGGTGCGGTAAACAACAAATAAACTACGGTTCTTTTGTTAACGAACTCGTTAAGAATATGGGTGCCAAACGTGCAAAAGTACGATTAGGTAAAGGCACGCACTTCCAGATGAAAGGGCAAGACGTAATCATAGTGCAGATGGGCGACGACGATGAAGCGGGGAATACTGCGGACGTATGATCTTAGCCCTGATGGGGTTCGGATTGTAGTAAAGTGGCATGAGGTGCAGGTGGGCATGTCTATGTTTATCCCTTGCATTAATACCACCAAGGCAGTACAACAAATAAACAAAATAACATCAGCTTGGGGTTGGGATATTGAGACTAAAGTAGGAGTAGCAGGGGATAAGTGGGGTGTTCGTGTTTGGCGTATTTTGTGATATATTGGCCTAGACAGTTCGTCCTCCTTCTCGCATAGCGTTCTGTCGCCTCCTGCTCTTCGAGCGCCCCCCTCTTCGGAGGGGGTATCCTAACTCCTACACCAAGGAGTACTTATGGAGCCAACAAGAAACGACTTACTGTACGCGTGGATGACGTTAGTGAAGCTACGTGACACAAACGTGTTAGATGCAGCAGACGATCAATTTGTATTGTCGGTATTAAGAATACTAGATAAAGAACAACGCTTGCGGATGGACGAGTAAGTTATAACCCAAAGTCACTGGCGAAGGTTGGTGAGTCATCCCAGTCATCTCCAAGATCCTGCAACTTACTGCGTAACCTTGGACTTAACGTAACACCATAGTGCATTTTAGCGGTAGTCCGCATGTGCTGCGCCATAGATCGTTTAACCGTGTCTGGCGTGATACCGTGTTCTGGGTGTCTACTATTGAAGTCCACCATATCTTCCATGACACGTTGTACTGCGGATACGTTGTTATTACGCATACCTACATAGTATTTACGTAAGAGCTTAGTACGTTCTTCGTTGGTTG